AGCGGCACCGCCATCGGGATTTTCACCACATCAATGGGGTAACGGTTTTTCCCGGCCACACGCTGCATGACATGCCAGCGGCCATTTTTCAGTTGCTGAATAAACGCGCCGGGAATACGACGGTTTCCCACCACAAGCACGCTGCCGCCACCTTTCAGGGCTGAACGCTGCCCCTTTTTACGACGCCTGCGTCGGGACAGGACAATCCGCGCGTTACCCAGCTTTATTACGGGCAAATCCCCCCGGTTAACCTTGATTCTGGCCTGCGGATTTTTGACCGTGGCCCTTTTCAGCCTGGCCCTTTCCTTTACCAGTTTCCGGCGTACCTTTGTCTCACGGGCAACCTGTGACGCCGACTGCGATATCGCGGATGAAGCAACGCGGTTAATGGCCATTGCGGCGGCACCAGGCACCGCCGTTTTGCTGATACGGCTGAGGTTTTCAATGGCCTGCTCAAGACCTTTTATGGCCATACATCCCCCTTTCAGCGGCGACGGTTAACGGCAGGCGGTACGCCCCGCCCAAGCCAGAGATGACAGCTTCCACCATCATCCGGCGAAACCCGGTCTATCCAGAAGTTTTCCTCACCGATGGTCAGCGTGTCTCCACGCCGCAGCTGCCGCACATCATCAGTCCGGACAAACAGGGACGGGCTGGAGCCTTCAACGCGCACGCCCTGTCCGGCATAGCTGATATTTTCAGGGTCATCAAAAACACCACGTATTACTGCGCCGGACTGCTCACCGGATGTCATGGTGGCTGACGTTCCCATGTACCCGCGTATCGTTTCATCGGCGCGGACAATGGCAGCATCGAACAGGTTATCGAAATCAGCCACAGCGCCTCCCGTTATTGCATTCTGGCCAGGCCGCGCTCTGTCATTTCGGCTGCCACACCGGCAGAGACACGGAACGCCGTTCCCGGCAGCACAAATGCCACAGCCTCATCCCGCGTGGCGTGAAGTGCATCAGTATGCAGCGTCACCAGTGCCACAACCGTGACCAGATCAGCCGTATCAGTCACGGTATCCGGCTGCGCTGATACAACCTCATTTTCATGTCCGGTCAGCGCATTTTCCGGGCTGACAGATGTGTCCTGACCAGCAGCGTCATCCGTGTCATCAAGCTCCTCTTCCAGCTCTGCCACACGGAGTGCCAGTTCTTCTTTCGTCCCCGTCAGGCTGACATCACGGTTCAGTTGCTCACCCAGCACCTGAAGACGGGCAATCAGTTCATCTTTCGTCATGGACTCCTCCACAGAGAGAAAATGGCCCCGAAGGGCCATGATTACGCCAGTTGTACGGACACGAACGCATCAGGGTCAGCCAGCAGCATCAGCGGTGCTGACTGAATCATGGTGAACTCACGCGCCGGATCGCCGGTGGTCACCCAGTTTTTCGGGTAGCGGGCAGAGGCGTTAATACCTTCGCGCTGTGCGTCCGCATCCTGAATGCAGCCATAGGTGCGCAGACCGCGTGCCTGAGTGTTCCCCAGCACCATCGTGTTGTCCGGCAGGAAGTTCTTTTTGACGTCGTTTTCCACGTACTGTCCGGAATACACGACGATCGCCGTATCGCCATACATCCCCTTATAGGACACCGCTTCGCCCAGGTCTTTTACCGCTGTCTCCAGCTCGGAATTAGAGCCGCGACGGGTATCCAGCTTCTCCTTGACGGCTTTGAAGGAACGGAACAGCGCCCAGCCTTTCGGATCAAACACGATGATATTCACCACACCGCTGGCGTTCAGCGCGTAGGCTTCGATATCGTCGGTCGGGTCATACGTGGACTTGTCACGCTTGCTCCACTCCGTACCGCCGGACTGCGTGATGTTGTTCGCCACACTGCGGCCCATATCCACTTCAACCGGATCGAAGGCTTCACCGGTCATGGTATATTTGCCCTTAAGCACGGCAGAAACGGCCTGCATCTCTTCGACCTGAGCAATGGCCAGCTCTTCGTCTCGCATGTTCTGCAGGATGATGCGACGGCGGCGGTAAGCCGGGTCCGCCAGATTCTGTGGATCTTCATCCGGCAGGCGACGCAGGGTCATCTGCGGATTCACCTCATGCTTCGGCTTGACATATCCCGGTGTAAATTCAGAGGTGGAGCCGCCACGGGAGCGGATAACCTCACCGGAAACAATCGGCGAAACGTACAGCGCCATGTTTACCAGTCCCGGAATTTGTGAGAGATAGACTTTCTCCGTGGTGAAGGGATAGCTCTCACGGAAAAAGAGACGCAGAAACAGCGGATCAAACTTAAATTTCTTCTCATTTGCCGCCAGCAGCTGGGCGGTTGTGTACATCGACATAAAAAAATCCCGTAAAAAAAGCCGCACAGGCGGCCTTTAGTGATGAAGGGTAAGGTTAAACGATGCTGATTGCCGTTCCGGCAAACGCGGTCCGTTTTTTCGTCTCGTCGCTGGCAGCCTCCGGCCAGAGCACATCCTCATAACGGAACGTGCCGGACTTGTAGAACGTCAGCGTGGTGCTGGTCTGGTCAGCAGCAACCGCCAGAATGCCAACGGCAGCACCGTCGGTGGTGCCATCCCACACAACCAGCTTACGGGTGGAGGTGTCCAGCATCAGCGGGGTCATTGTAGGCGCTTTCGCACTCAATCCGCCGGGCGCGGTTGCCGTATGTGCCGGGTCACTGTTGCCCAGCGGCTGGTAATGGGTAAAGGTTTCTTTGCTCGTCATAAACATCCCTTACACTGGTGTGTTCAGCAAATCGTTAACGGCATCAGATGCCGGGTTACCTGCAGCCAGCGGTGCCGGTGCCCCCTGCATCAGACGATCCAGCGCAGTGTCACTGCGCGCCTGTGCACTCTGTGGTGCAGCTGCCAGAATGCGGCGGGCCGTTTCCACGGTCATACCGGGGGTTTCGGCCAGCACGCGTGCCTGTTCTTCGCGTCCGTGAGCCTCCTCACAGTTGAGGATCCCCATAATGCGACTGTTTTCTGCCGCAACCGCTGCGGTGATCTGCGCGTTCACGTCCGGCTGCGCCGCGCTGGCGTTCTCGCCCTCCGTCGCTTGCACCACGCCAGTAACGTCAGCCTGCGAAGCAGTGGCTGAAACAGTTGTTGATTGAGTCTCTTTGGTCATTCGCCCTCCTGAGAGACGGGATTTACGTGCATCCAGTGCATCACGCATGACGGTGATCGCATCGGTACTGTTAACAAGTTCATCAGCCAGTCCGGCATCAATGGCCTCCTGACCGCTGTACACTGCAGCCTCGGTATCCAGCACAGCCTGCACGGACAGGCCGGTATATGCCGACACCTTCTGTGCAAACATCCGGCGGGTTGCATCCATCCGGGACTGCAATGTTTCCCGGACATCATCCGGTAGATGGCTGTAGGGGTTGCCATCCACCTTATGGCTACCGCTGTAAATCAGCGTGATTTCCACGCCCTGTTTCTCCAGCGCAGCGCCGTAATTACTGTGAGCCATCATGACGCCGATGGAGCCTGTCCGGGCGGTCTGCGTGACCAGACGCCGGGAGGAGGCACTGGCAAGCAGCTGACCTGCGCTGCAGTTCATGTCATTGGCCAGCGCCCATACCGGCTTTATGTCACGCACACGGGCGATGATGTCAGCGCAGTCAAATGCCCCTGCCACCATCCCGCCTGGCGTATCCATATCGAGCAGAATGCCGTCCACCATCGGGTCGCTGGCAGCCTGTTGCAGACGGGCGATAATGCCGTTGTAACCGGTCATCCCCGAATACGGCTGCAGCGCCCGCGTCCGGCTGACCAGCGTGCCGGACACCGGCAGCACGGCGATGCCGTTCATGACCTGATAACTGCGGGCCTGTCGTGGTCCGTCATCATCAACGGATAACGCCAGCGCCGCGGGTGCCTCTCCGGCAGTCAGGCTGTCGCCGGATACCGCATCCGTCAGGCGGCTGATCCCAAGCTGGCCTGCAAGCGCACAAAAGAAAACCCGCGCATAGGCGGGTTCAAGCATCAGCGGCTCATTAAAGGCCATACTGGCAATATGCGGGAGATTACGCAGCTCTGCTGTCACTCTTCTCCTCCTCTGTTGATTGTCGCAGCCCGGATTCAAATGCCGCAGCCGCCCAGGCGGGCGGTTTAAGACCGGCTGCACGGCGCTCCATCGTTTCACGGACCTGCTGGGCAAAAATTTCCTGATAGTCGTCACCGCGTTTTGCGCACTCTTTCTCGTAGGTACTCAGTCCGGCTTCTATCAGCATCACCGCTTCCTGTACTTCTTTCAGACCATCGATGGCCATACGACCGGAGCCTATCCAGTCGCAGTTCCCCCAGGCACTTCGGGCTTCCTGAAAACTGAAGCGCGCTTTTGGAGGTAACGTCACCACGCGGCGAACGATGGCCTCTTCCAGCCAGCACAGAAACATCTGGCTCGCCTGACGGGATGCGACGAATTTTCGCCGCCCCATAAAGTACGCCCACGACTCGTTCGCACTGGCCCGTGCCGTGGAGTAGCTCATCTGGGCGTAATTCCGGGAAAGCTGCTCATACGAGACACCCAGCCCGGCAGCGATATACCGCAGCAGTGACTGCTCAAAAACGGAGTAGCCATTATCCGTGTCCTGAGCCGTCTGCAGGTTCAGTGAGTCACCCGGCATCAGGTGAGGCACTTTTGCGCCTCCCAGCCGGACCGGTGCTGCGGCGTAATACGCGGCAATTTCACCAATCCAGCCGGTCAGCTTGTCCCGCTGCTCCTGACTATTCGCGCCAAGAATAAAATCCATCGCTGACTGCGTATCCAGCTCACTTTCAATGGTGGCGGCATACATCGCCTTCACAATGGCACTCTGCAGCTGCGTGTTCTGCAGCGTGTCGAGCATCTTCATCTGCTCCATCACGCTGTAAAACACATTTGCACCGCGGGTCTGCCCGTCCTCCACGGGTTCAAAGACGTGAATGAACGAGGCACGACCGCCGGGTAACTCACGGGGTATCCATGTCCATTTCTGCGGCATCCAGCCAGGATAGCCGTCCTCGCTGACGTAATATCCCAGCGCCGCACCGCTGTCATTAAGCTGCACACCGGCACGGCAGTTCCGGCTGTCGCCGGTATTGTTCGGGTTGCTGATGCGCTTCGGGCTGACCATCCGGAACTGTGTCCGGAAAAGCCGCGACGAACTGGTATCCCAGGTGGCCTGAACGAACAGTTCACCGTTAAAGGCGTGCATGGCCACACCTTCCCGAATCATCATGGTAAACGTGCGTTTTCGCTCAACGTCAATGCAGCAGCAGTCATCCTCGGCAAACTCTTTCCATGCCGCTTCAACCTCGCGGGAAAAGGCACGGGCTTCTTCCTCCCCGATGCCCAGATAGCGCCAGCTTGGGCGATGACTGAGCCGGAAAAAAGACCCGACGATATGATCCTGATGCAGCTGGATGGCGTTGGCGGCATAGCCGTTATTGCGTACCAGATCGTCTGCGCGGGCATTGCCACGGGTAAAGTTGGGCAGCAGGGCTGCATCCACACTTTCACTCGGTGGGTTCCACGCCCGCAACTGCCCACCAAATCCGCTGCCACCGCCGTGATAACCGGCATATTCACGCAGCGATGTCATGCCGTCCGGCCCCAGAAGGGTGGGAATGGTGGACGTTTTCATACATAAAATCCTGCAGGTCCCCTGCGTCGCTGTGTCATGCCGGTCTGCACTTCCAGCTCCGCAATGTATTTTTTCAGGTCAGACACGGAAGTGGCCGTAAACTCCACCCTTCGTCCGTCTTTCTGTACCGTTGCCACCCGTTTTCCTGTCATCAGGTCATGCAGTGCCGCACGGGCAGCGGCAAGTTCTTCCTGTCGCGTCATTCATCCTCTCCGGATAAGGCACGGGCGTAATCTGCCAGTGTTTTCTTGTTGGTTGCTGCACCATCCTCTTCCTGCAGGCTCGCCAGCAGTGCACTGAGATCCAGCTGCCAGCGGGAAATACTGATGCGCAGCGCCGCCAGCGCATAAACGAAGCAGTCGAGCGCCTCATTGCGTCGCTTTTTGCTGTCCCACAGTATTTTTTTCCTGCCATCCACCCATTTTTCGACCTGCTCTTCAGCAGTCAGTTGCTGCGCTTCGGTCAGATCAAAAATATCCGGGTTATTCGGGAAGTGAACGGCACCGGGAAGCGGTTCATCCCCTCCCGGCGTCAGTGTGAAGCGGTTATAAATCTGCTCTTTCGCGGTATCCGTACCGATTTCGGTAAGGTAAACCCCGTTTTTGTTTCGCTTACGTGGCATGCTGGCCACCGGCTTTCCGTAGACGGATGCCCCTTTAATGGGGATCACCCGGAACAGCCCATGTTTTTTCGAGCGTTCATACACGATGGTCGGGTCAATCCCGCCAATATCCCAGCAGATACGGGATATCGACATTTCTGCACCATTCCGGCGGGTATAGGTTTTATTGATGGCCTCATCCACACGCAGCAGCGTCTGTTCATCGTCGTGGCGGCCCATAATAATCTGCCGGTCAATCAGCCAGCTTTCCTCACCCGGTCCCCATCCCCATACGCGCATTTCGTAGCGGTCCAGCTGGGAGTCGATACCGGCGGTCAGGTAAGCCACACGGTCAGGAACGGGCGCTGAATAATGCTCTTTCCGCTCTGCCATCACTTCAGCATCCGGACGTTCGCCGATTTTCGCTTCCCACGTCTCACCGAGCGTGGTGTTCACGAAGGTTTTACGTTTTCCCGTATCCCCTTTCGTTTTCATCCAGTCTTTGACAATCTGCACCCAGGTGGAGAACGGGCTGTACGCTGTCCAGATGTGAAAGGTCACACTGTCAGGCGGCTCAATCTCTTCACCGGATGACGAAAACCAGAGAATGCCATCACGGGTCCAGATCCCGGTCTTTTCGCAGATATAACGGGCATCAGTAAAGTCCAGCTCCTGCTGGCGGATGACGCAGGCATTATGCTCGCAGAGATAAAACACGCTGGAGGGATCATCCGGCGTCCATTTGAGGCCAAACGGCGTCTCTTTGTCGCCAAATTTAAGGTACTGTTCCTCCCCGCAGTGCGGGCAGGCAACATGAAAACGCATAAAATGCGGGGATTCACTGGCTGCACGCTCAATCTGACAGGTGCCTCTCACTTTGGGCGTGGAGCCACGGATGGACTTTGGCCAGACCGAGCCTTCAATACGCTTGTCACCCAGGAACGTCGGAGAGCCTTCCTGTTCAATATCATCATCAAAGGCAGCAAGTTCATCATAACCCGCCACATCCACTGACTTTTCACGGTAGTTTTTTGCCGCTTTACCGCCCAGGCACCAGAAACCACGCCCATTGGTGAAACGCTTCATGGTGAGCGTGTTATCCCGGTGCTTTTTGCCATACCACGGGGCCAGCGCCAGCAGCGACGGAATATCGCGGATGGTCGGCTCAACGTGGGTTTTCATAAAGTTCTCGGCATCACCATCCGTCGGCAACCAGATAAGGGTGTTGCGCTGCTTATGCTCTATGAAGTAGGCATAAACACCCAACAGCATTTTGGAATAACCGACACGGGCAGACTTCACCACATTCACCTCGCGGATGTAGTCGCTGCCCATCGCATTCATGATGGCCCGCTGAAAGGGCAGTGTTTCCCAGCGCCCTTCCTGGTATGCGGATTCTTTCGGGAGATAGTAATTAGCATCCGCCCATTCAACGGCGGTCTGTGGCTCCGGCCTGAACAGTGAGCGAAGCCCGGCGCGGACAAAATGCCGTAGCCTGTTAACCTGACTGTTCGATATATTCACTCAGCAACCCCGGTATCAGTTCATCCAGCGCGGCTGCTTTGTTCATGGCTTTGATGATATCCCGTTTCAGGAAATCAACATGTCGGTTTTCCAGTTCCGGAAAACGCCGCTGCACCGACAGGGGGATCCCGTCGAGAATACTGGCAATTTCACCTGCGATCCGCGACAGCACGAAAGTACAGAATGCGGTTTCCACCACTTCAGCGGAGTCTCTGGCATTTTTCAGCTCCTGTGCGTCGGCCTGCGCACGCGTAAGTCGATGGCGTTCGTACTCAATAGTCCCTGGCTGGAGATCTGTCTCGCTGGCCTGCCGCAGTTCTTCAACTTCCCGGCGCAGCTTTTCGTTCTCAATTTCAGCATCCCTTTCGGCATACCATTTTATGACGGCGGCAGAATCATAAAGCACCTCATTACCCTTGCCACCGCCTCGCAGAACGGGCATTCCCTGCTCCTGCCAGTTCTGAATGGTACGGATACTCGCACCGAAAATATCAGCCAGCTGCTTTTTGTTGACTTCCATTGTTCATTCCACGGACAAAAACAGAGAAAGGAAACGACAGAGGCCAAAAAGCTCGCTTTCAGCACCTGTCGTTTCCTTTCTTTTCAGAGGGTATTTTAAATAAAAACATTAAGTTATGACGAAGAAGAACGGAAACGCCTTAAACCGGAAAATTTTCATAAATAGCGAAAACCCGCGAGGTCGCCGCCCCGTAACCTGTCGGATCGCCGGAAAGGACCCGCAAAATGATAATAATTATCATCTACATGTCACAACGTGCATCTACGCCATCAAACCACGTCAAATAATCAATTATGACGCAGGTATCGTATTAATTGATCTGCATCAACTTAACGTAAAAAAAACTTCAGACAATACAAATCAGCGACACTGAATACGGGGCAACCTCATGTCAACGAAGAACAGAACCCGCAGAACAACAACCCGCAACATCCGCTTTCCTAACCAAATGATTGAACAAATTAACATCGCTCTTGAGCAAAAAGGGTCCGGGAATTTCTCAGCCTGGGTCATTGAAGCCTGCCGCCGGAGACTAACGTCAGAAAAGAGAGCATATACATCAATCCAAAGTGATGATGAATAAACATCCCGGTTTCTTCCACCATCGCACCGGAAAAGCGACTATGAGGGTAACCCTGCGTCTGTCAGCACAGTAAAACCCGGTGTGCATCGTTTTTGATTATTCCCGCACACTCACGCAGAAGGAATTCCCCGTCGGGCTACGGTCATGGTTAATGCGGGAATACGGCGACGATACAGCGCAGCTAAAAGGGTAATGGACAGAAAGAGCGGTTTATTTCATTCCACAGGATTCTGAGTGCCCCCCTCCTCCAATAGGCTGAGCATCCACCTATATAGTTTTAATTTTCATCAATCCATTTAACTATCGTTTAATTGTTGTCACATAGGATTCTGCCGTTTTTAACAATGCAGGATAATAAGATGAAAAAAATGTTGTTTTCTGCCGCTCTGGCAATGCTTATTACAGGATGTGCTCAACAGACGTTTACTGTTGGAAACAAACCGACAGCAGTAACACCAAAGGAAACCATCACCCATCACTTCTTCGTTTCGGGAATTGGACAGGAGAAAACTGTTGATGCAGCCAAAATTTGTGGCGGCGCAGAAAATGTTGTTAAAACAGAAACCCAGCAAACATTCGTAAATGGATTGCTCGGTTTTATTACTTTAGGCATTTATACTCCGCTGGAAGCGCGTGTGTATTGCTCACAATAATTGCATGAGTTGCCCATCGATATGGGCAGCTCTATCTGCACTGCTCATTAATATACTTCTGGGTTCCTTCCAGTTGTTTTTGCATAGTGATCAGCCTCTCTCTGAGGGTGAAATAATCCCGTTCAGCGGTGTCTGCCAGTCGGGGGGAGGCTGCATTATCCACGCCGGAGGCGGTGGTGGCTTCACGCACTGACTGACAGACTGCTTTGATGTGCAACCGACGACGACCAGCGGCAACATCATCACGCAGAGCATCATTTTCAGCTTTCGCATCAGCTAACTCCTTCGTGTATTTTGCATCGAGCGCAGCAACATCACGCTGACGCATCTGCATGTCAGTAATTGCCGCGTTCGCCAGCTTCAGTTCTCTGGCATTTTTGTCGCGCTGGGCTTTGTAGGTAATGGCGTTATCACGGTAATGATTAACAGCCCATGACAGGCCGACGATGATGCAGATAACCAGAGCGGAGATAATCGCTGTTACTCTGTTCATTGCTGACCCCACAAACAGATTTCACGCTCAATCTCACGACGAGTCATGAGACCTTTCCATTGCTTACCGCCAGCATATGTCCAGCGACGTAGCTGATCACATGCGCCTTTGATATCGCCCTGGTTTATTTTGCGAAGAAGCGTCGATGTTCTGAAATTGCCAGCACCCACGTTGTAAACGAATGAGTAAAGAGCGCCGCGCGTTGTTTCCGGTATATCGACTTTGATGTACGGGTTAATTTGTCTGGCGACAGTGGCAAGGTCTTTATTCAAGAGTGCTTTGCATTCTGCTTTGGTATACGTTTTACCGAGCATGATGTCTTTTCCTGTATGCCCGTGACATACAGTCCATACACCAACAATATCTTTATATGGTATGTAGCTGACACCTTCCAGACCATCGTCACCACTCGGACCAGTGATGAGCACAGACGCTATGGCAACAGCCCCACCACCAATAGCAGCTGCTACAGCCTTGCGTAATGATGGCGACATTATTCACCTCTCGCAGCCTTGCGCTTATCTTCTTTAATCTTGAAATAAAGGTTTGTCAGGTACGTCAGCAGGCCAAATACCAGGCTACCCAGCACTCCAATTGCCGCCCACTGTGAGGGCGTGACTTTATCTAGCAGCTGTAAAAACCAGTACCCGGCACTACCTGCTGAGGTGCCATAGGCGACACCCGTTGTTAACTTATCCATGGATTTCATAACCCCACCTCGCAGACAAAGCGGGTGTAAATTGAGGGAATACTACGAAACGTAACAGACTCGGAGTCAGTGAATAACTCAGGTATTGGGTTATCAGCTAATATCGAGACTCAAAAAATGGAAAAACCCGCTCGACGGCGGGTTTAAGCTGTGTGACGAAGTAACCACTCTTAACAGCATAACCAATTTTTTACGTACGTAAACCACTAAATGATATTTGCGAGAATGCTACCGAGTATTGAAAACACCACTACAAATACATAAGCAAATCTCAACAAATAACCAACAAATTATTTCCAGTGTTATTTTTAGCTTATTTAAATTGAACCTTCAAATTATAGAGCGCTTATAAATAACAGCCGTTAATATAAATTGGCTAATAGATTTATTTTTATTCAGCAAAGAGCTATGAATAGGATTCGATAGAAAAAAGTTCAGATAAAAATAGAGATCTACTTCACAAATCAAACGAGAAACCAAAACTTACATCTTGAAATAATCACATTGATTAGATGAATATTTATCGCGCAGTGACATCATTTTTTAATAATAGTTCAAAAAAAGGGCTCACGATGAAAAAATTAACAGTGGCAATTTCTGCTGTAGCTGCATCAGTACTGATGGCGATGTCTGCTCAGGCAGCTGAAATTTATAATAAAGACAGTAACAAGCTGGATCTGTACGGGAAAGTTAATGCTAAGCACTACTTCTCCTCTAATGATGCAGATGATGGTGATACTACTTATGCCCGTCTTGGCTTCAAAGGTGAAACCCAAATCAACGATCAACTGACTGGTTTCGGTCAGTGGGAATATGAATTCAAAGGCAACCGCGCTGAATCTCAAGGTTCCTCCAAAGACAAAACCCGTCTTGCATTTGCAGGCCTGAAATTCGGTGACTACGGCTCAATCGATTACGGCCGTAACTACGGTGTAGCATACGACATCGGTGCGTGGACTGACGTTCTGCCAGAATTCGGTGGCGATACCTGGACCCAAACAGATGTGTTCATGACTGGTCGCACCACTGGTGTTGCAACCTATCGTAACAACGACTTCTTTGGTCTGGTTGATGGTCTGAACTTTGCTGCTCAGTACCAAGGCAAAAACGATCGTAGCGATTTCGATAACTACACTGAAGGTAACGGTGATGGCTTCGGTTTCTCTGCTACCTATGAATACGAAGGATTCGGTATCGGTGCAACTTATGCGAAATCTGATCGTACCGACACTCAAGTTAATGCAGGGAAAGTTCTTCCTGAAGTATTTGCTTCCGGTAAAAATGCAGAAGTTTGGGCCGCAGGTCTGAAATATGACGCTAACAACATTTACCTGGCCACTACCTATTCTGAAACCCAGAATATGACTGTATTTGCTGATCACTTCGTTGCTAATAAAGCCCAAAACTTCGAAGCTGTTGCACAATATCAGTTCGATTTCGGTCTGCGTCCGTCCGTTGCTTACCTGCAATCTAAAGGTAAGGATCTTGGAGTATGGGGCGATCAGGACTTAGTCAAATATGTTGATGTAGGTGCAACCTATTACTTCAACAAAAATATGTCTACTTTCGTTGATTACAAAATCAACCTGCTTGACAAAAATGACTTCACTAAAGCACTCGGTGTAAGCACTGATGACATCGTTGCTGTAGGTCTGGTTTACCAGTTCTAATCTGATTACGAAAAAGATATGTTGCGGGAGGCGTTGCCTCCCCAACATATAAGTGGCTCCCTCAAGCCACTTCCTTTAGAAGCACAACCTTGCTTCTAACTATATAAACCTTCTGTTATATATTACCCTTTATTTTTGGGGGCGTCTCAACGCCCCATTTTTAATAATTTTTAGTAAACAATTGGCATATTAATTAGAGTTATTAACAACGATATCCATCTCTAACCGGATATCTAATGCCATTAACATCCCTTCAATTATGCCCTCAGCCTTCTGTAACCTTTTCCCGATATAACCATCAGAGCAGCAATGCTTACCTGCCAGTGACATGAATGTCATACCGACTACATAATAATCTACTAATAAATCGTGCAAATCGCTGTTGTTCTTTTTCAGACGGGCCATGCACCCGCAAATGATCATCGCGTCATCGTCACAACATTGCGGGCGAGATTTTACTTTTGAAGGAATTAATCCCTTAAAACCGGCGGCAATGGACGACCAGGTCACATCTTCATGATTATTAGCCGCCCACGCTCCCCAACGTTCAAGAACCATCTGAATATCACGCATTAACTTTCTCCACAAAATCAGGCCAGCACACCAATCGCCAGTGCGCGATCGATAAAACGAAATATCAGCTCCAGCTGGGAGCCATACTTCTCTTCAAATGCCACGGTATCCGCATGCAGTTCGTCGTGGTGTTTTCTGCACAAAGGCAGCCCAAAAAGGTCATGCGCTTTTGTACCCATTCCACCCTGACCATGGCCTATCAGATGATGCGGATCATCAGCTGGCTTTCCACAACATGCACACGGCTGCGTCTTAACCCAGCGCGTGTACTGTTCATTAACCCAGCGACGACGTTTGGGGCGTAACATAAAAGACTCCGGCGACTCCGGATCCACTTTCAGCGCCAGCACCTTTTTCGCTTTATCCTGGATAATGCTGGTGGCAGGAACCGAAGGCACAAGGTCACTTTCCCGGGTGACAGACGGCAAAACAGACTTCGGTAATCTCAGTGCCTTACGGGCTGCGCTTTCCGGTAAGGCATCCGCCAGGTCATTACGAACCAGCCACCAGCACAGTTCCGGCATTGTCACGGCATGGTTATCATTAAAATCGAGATCCCGACGGACTACAGACAACACCCAACGGGCACAGTTATCCGTTGCCATTGATTCCAGCCGCTCCGTGAACTGATCACGTAACTGATTATCGCAGTGCCAGCACAGACGGATTGCGCCCGGCGCGTGTCGCATTGTGGTCATGTTCTCGCTGTGCCAGTCGGAATGAGGCCACTGGCAGCCTTTTTCACGAAGTAACCAGCTTTCAAGACATTCCACCCCACCAGCACGACGGATCACTGCCTCATTACGGAACACGGCCCGAACGGCAGGATCATCCGCCAGCGGTTGTGATGCCGCGGGAACGGCACCACTGGCGAAAGATGAATAATGCTCCGGCTCAGGCTCCAGCAGTACACGCCCCTGCATAAACAGGGGCATCAGCTCTGAACCGGGCCTGAACAATACGATCCCCATACGCGGGGCAATTTCAGGGGTCAGTAGTGCTCTCACGGTCACCTCAATGAACGGTATCGAGCAGCTTTAACAGCTCAGGGAATCGGGATTCGAAGAAATGCGGCTGCGTCTCGCGCGGATTTGCAGGACTGGTGATGTTCTTGCCGAACATGCAGCCTTTCGCTGTCAGCGACCAGAATTTTTTGATGTTGTTAATCGCGGTACGGCTGTATCGTTCGCGCTGCTCGACGATCCCCAGCTTCACCATCTGGTGATATGCCTGATTAGCTGTCAGGCGGATACCATACTGCTTCAGCAGTGCACTCAGTGACAGCGTGGGACGGCTTGAGCCATCAGGCGCGTCAGCAGGAGCATCAATGGCATAGCGCGGTGCCAGATTCGGTAAGCCAACAGCCTCCTGGAGTTTCTGACAGGCACCAAGCACTGAAGAGTTAGACAGGTTTAACTCCCGGCGCATAAAGTCCAGCAGAATCACGCCAGCCTGCATCTTGTCAGCAGCCTGCCCGGATAATTTTTCCGATGCGCTGGTTACCATATCGAAAGTACGGATCACCTTCAGATGGAATGACGGGCTGATCCACATTGCATAGGCATACACCAGTTCTTTGCAGACATACGTCCCCTGGTTATTTCCGCCACGAATAACGTTAACTGGCTCTATATTGACCGAGTTGCAAATCTGCAACTCGCTTATTAAACGTTCAGTTTGCTCATTGCGGAGCCAGAATGCAGGCTTATGCTTATCCAGAGAACCGGCAGCCCTGTGCAGATCGTTCAGGCTGTAACGCCCATAAGCATCACGACGAACTTCAATACCATCAATGACCATCAGATTATTCATACTTCGTTTCTCCTCTTGATCAGGCGGCTGCACCCGCCGTTTTCTCGTACTTACTGATAGTGATCTCGACCTTCCCTTCCGGGATAACCGGTCCCCACTCCACCAGCATTCTTTTCACCTGGCTGTCGTCTTCCCACACACCCGCGTGGGTCAGGGCGTCAAACAGCGCCTTGTTATAGTTGTCCAGATCGCGGATCCGGTTATCCGGGGGAAACAACACGATCTCCACTGAAGCAGGTGCCGACGTTGGTTTCGGCAGACGACGTAACTGCTCAACTATTGCTGTGCACGCCGCACTCTGGAATTTTCGCCCCGCCTCGCTTATCAGGCTCTTACCAGCAAATGCCCCTTTGTTGGGGTGTCGCCAGTAGGTGTTCACGCTGGGTGGAAAAGGCAGAATCAGCTTCATACTTTCAGCCCCCTCTCATGTAACCAGTGGGCTGCACGCAGCCTGGCGTTTTCCTCACCAGCAAGCAGTGCGCGGATAATCCCGGCCACCTCGCTGTCGTCGTCCTTCACCGCGGTATGAAGCGTGATGCCCCGGGCCACGCCACGCTTTATCGTGATGACGCCTTTTTTCTCCAGTGCGCGAAGATGCTCCACCGCTGCATTCACTGAACGGTATCCCAGCATGGTAGCCACCTCCTGATTGGTTGGCGGGAAGCCACGTTCTTTCTGGTAAGAAATCAGCATATCCAGCACCTGCTGCTGGCATTGAGTTAACGTCGTCATTAAGCCCCCACGTAATTCCCTGACAGATACCACTCTTCACCCGATACAGCGCGCTTGCTGCTTTTCCGTAAACACCGCTCACGACGCGCAAGAAAATTGTTTCGCTCTTGCTGGGAGTGGCTTTCACGGAATGCCGCCATCCACACCGTTGCAGCACGACGGTATAAGCCCCTGGACTCCAGTTCTTCCGCCTGGCGGGTCAGGCACAAAATCACCCGCGGGTCGTTAGTGCCGACATAGAAATTGCGCACAGGTCTGGTTTCACGAACTGGTTGTGGTTCCGGATCCTGCGCTCTCTCAGTCAGGCGCGGGAAATGTCTGCGTGTATCTCCTTCACAACGGTGAGCCACACGCCCACTCTGACGTAACTTGCTTGCTGACTGCAGAACGCGCTGCCGTGAGTAACCTGCAAAAGCATCCGCAATGTCTCCGGAAGTACAGCCCGGATGGGCTTCAATGAATTTCTGAACGTCATTCAAAAGACTCATGCTCACCCCCTGAATCCTGCCGGGATCTGGCTGTAGTCCACATTGTCGTAACTGGCTTTGAAGTACGGGTCTTCGCGTTTTTCTGTGTACGTGCTGACGGACGGCGATAAGCGCAGGGAAAGCTCATCCCATTTTTCCCGCAGCTTCGACGGGCTGAGCACGTTACGGCACCAGAACGGATCGCGGCTGACGCGGCTGTACATCTCGCAGATTTGTTTGTGAGTACGACCATCCTGCACACACATCAGGCGAATTTCGTTTGCCCAGGCTGTCCAGTTCGGTTCTTTGGGACGAACCACCTCGCCGTCACATTCGGCAGCCTGCTCGTACAGGGCGATGATTTTTTTCCAGAGCCACTGTGCGCAGGTCAAATCATCCTGCGTCCCCCACTGGCGCTTTTTAGGGCTGAATACAACCGCATCAGGATGGCGAGTTAAAAAATCCTGTTCATCCGTCTGCGTGTCCGGTTGCGAAGCGTCCGGACGAGAAGTTTTTTTATCTGACGGATCATGTTTTGATTTTACTGACGGATCCCCGCCAGATTCTGACGGGTGAAAACCCGCTTTTTTACCAGATTTCGACGCATCAAATTTTGACGGGACAGATTTTGACGGGTCAGATTTTGACGGGTCAGAATCTGACAGTTGAGAAAATGCCGCTGCCTGAAGCTTCGCAACGTTAAGCTGATAAACATTCGACGCATTGCGGTTACCCTGGCGACGCGCCTTACGCGTTAACCAGCCTTCTGCTTCCAGCCGTGCGATAGCCGTTCTGACGGTACTCATCCCCGCGCCAATCTGGCGTGCAATGGTTTCAATTGATGGCCAGCACACACCTTCGTCATTACTGAAATCAGCCAGGCGGGCCATAATTGCCACGCTGGATAACTTCATGCCTGACGCAGCGCAACCATCCCATACATAGCCGGTTAATTTAGTGCTCATGACCGACCTCTATTTCCCTGAATTTACGACGAAACTGTTCGAGCGGGCTGAAGCACTCATGCTCATAGCCTTCGCGGAGGTAGATAACCCGTTGTGTTTCCGGCTCCCAACGAATGACTCTGACGGGTACTCCGTAGTGATCTTTGAACCAGCGGTTAACTTGTCGCAAAGGACTGTCTCCTTCTGCCGGTTGAAATCACCCACAGCCCACTCTGCAAAGCTGTGGGTTACAATTTCCCTGTCACCTGGTACATTCACTGCATAGCAATATTCCACCTTCGCTTTTCCACCCGGTACAGGAAGCGCAATCAGTTGCGAGCGACGGTAGTGTGTTGTTAAACTGTTCATGCGTTAGTTTCTCCACAGTCACGACACGCCACGGCGCCCGGAGCTGCACACTCGCGGGCGTCATTACTTTCTGAAATGCAAAAAATTTTGTAGACCAGTGCTGCATGCTCCTGCAGCTTCGAAATTGAGAGGTACAGCTCGTCGTTAATTGCTGTCTTCTCATGCGGTTCCACTACACCGTCTTCAATTGCTGAACGAATCTGTTTTGAATAACTGCCGATCTGTTCAATGACTTCCAGCAGGCGCTGGTTAATATCGGCGTTGTCCACATCCTCGACGTCAGGAAGAGACACAAAGACGCCATTTGCAGACTGCGCCACTGCGTCAGCAATGAAGTGAGTTCCACCAGCACGTTGCAAAATCATTGCCCATCCCAGCGGGAAAATCTGATCGCCATCGGCACGAAGGCGGTTAAATAATGCGTTCTCTGTTACATCCAGCCAGTCAGCTGCTTCAGCGTAACCACCCGGCAACTTTGCGATAGTTTTTCTGACAGCTTTCACGTACCACTCAGGCTGTTTTTCTACTTTCCAGTGATGCTTACCCACGGTTAGCCTCATCGTTCTGTGGTTTCTGTTAATCGATTTATCCATTAGATTTTTCATAAAGCTCAGGTTTAAATGGCAACCGTCCGCAAGTTCTATATGCAGCTTCTGCTGCACGTCCTTTTGGAATTAACTGGCCCGGACGGTTTCGCCACTGATAAACGGCTTCAGTTGTTATGCCGAAAAAAGCAGCAACTTTCTCAATACTGCCGAAGTAGCTTTCGATATCGTCAGTTGTCATACGCCCCCCAAACTAAGTTTTGTTAGATGCTAATTACAAATCTATCTTTGGTCAATAAAAACTAAGATTACTTAGCGATTAAAGAAATGGTGCTCCTATGGAAACGGTTGGTCAGCGTATAAAAGCTCTGAGAAGAGTTACCAGAACGTCCCAGAAAGAATTGGGTAAATTTTGTGGAGTAAGCGACGTTGCTGTGGGGTACTGGGAGAAAGACATCAATACCCCTGGCGGGGAGGCACTTTCGAAATTAGCGAAGTTCTTCAATACGTCAATAGATTACATTCTTTACGGTGCTGAGTTTGAAGGCAAACTCGTCACAAACATGCGCAGAGTTCCTGTAATATCGTGGGTTCAGGCTGGGCAGTTTACTGAGTGCAGGGCAGCAGAAGTGTTTAGTGAAGTGGACAAGTGGGTAGATACATCATTAAAGGTTGGTGATAACTCATTTGCATTAGAGGTTAAAGGTGACTCCATGACTAACCCTAATGGCCTCCCAACAATACCAGAAGGCGCAACAGTGATTGTAGATCCAGATGCAGAACCTCGTCATGGAAAAATAGTCATCGCTCGACTTGATGGAACAAACGAAGCTACAGTAAAAAAATTAGTCATCGATGGCCCTCAAAAGTTTTTAGTGCCATTAAATCCTCGGTATCCCAACATCCCTATCAATGGTAATTGCCTTATCATTGGTGTAGTCAAAGGAGTTCAATACGAACTCTAAGACCTCTCTTCTCTAACTAAGGCACCGAACCAAGAAAAGTTTGGTGTTTTCTCTTGTCATGATAACTAAGTTAAGTTAGATTTTATATCAAAGATAACGAACAGGCAGGACGCCCACGAAGTAGCCGCCTGGGGCATATGAAGTCCAGGATGATTCGTTAGCAACAAAAAAGCGCCCTACAGGACGCTTAGCTCTTTAACAATCTGGATATCCACAACAGTAGTAATCTACAGATTGCCGTTAAGTTTTCTGGACAACTCCTCAATGGATGGAGGCGATACGTAATCCGGATTTTTATTCATCAGAAACTTATTTTCACAGTGGAGGCACCTGCTTTTATGAAAAAGCTCATCTTCGCTAACCGGGAATGGTTGAAGTATCGATACTATCTTTTGTCCAAAACATTTTGGGCAAAGATGCATGGTTATGCTGCCACCGTTCACGATTACCTCCTTCGAGTATACAAAAGTACCCGACTCAAGTTGGTTAAGGATATAGCCTTCCGTCTGAGCCTCAAAGTTTTCGAATTCTGCAATTTTAGCTTTGAGAGAAGCATTTATTTCTTGATAAGAGCCCACCAGTTCAACGAGAGACACGCATTCGCGCTGAATAGACGCAAGCTTTGAGTTCAGCTCACCAATAGCCGCATTTACTTCAGCTTGAGTTTTTGCCTCGTTCATTAGTTTTGCAATCTGGGCTGTTTCACGAATAGCCGTCATTGCTGCCGTTAATTCAGCGATCACATTGAATACTCTTATTGTTGTTGGGGATATCCAGATTAACCGAATCCTTGTTGTTGGGGAATAACCAGGTCCACCTCGCCTGATGTGGCTAAAAGCAGGCACATAACAGCTAAGTATTTTCAACCAGAGAGAATCCTTAGCGTTGTGGTGAATGCGGCTCAGCGCACGCGGGTTAAGGTTGAGGCTGACAGTCGACCTTCTGTGGATACCCACCCGCCTGGTGTGCAACCTTCGCCAGGCACCGGGAGGCACCCGGCACCACAACTTTATGCTGTGTGTAGTCCTGGCGGTACCAGCTTGTACCCTTGCTTCCGGCTGGTACCGTCCTTTTTACAAAACAGAGAAGAGCATCACCGGACGACGGGCTCATAACCCAATCCATCCGGGCGGCGGCCACCACAGGTGTTCTTCTCTGTTTTGTGGAGAAACTAATCGGCCTTGCAGGGTCGATATGATGAGGAGCAGCAAAATGGCTAGCGAACGCAGTACTGATGTGCAGGCATTTATCGGGGAGCTGGACGGCGGCGTATTTGAAACCAAAATC